CAGTGGTTGCCTCTGTGTCTCGTTCTACGAGTGCAGGAAAAATTAAGCTGACTCAAACGCAAGTAGCGTTAGCTAGAAAATTTGGTTTAACCCCGCAGCAATATGCTGCACAAGTAGCAAAGTTGGAGAATTAAGATGGCTGAAACTATTGACCGCTCAAATCGTGACAATAAGTCGCGCGATAAATCTGCTCGTACGGTATACGTACCCCCGAGCAACCTGCCCGATCCGACACCTGATCCAGATTACACGTTTCGCTGGGTAGCGACTCATGTGCTAGGTCAGCCATTAGCCAACAACGTGTCTTTACAGATGCGCGATGGCTATGAGCCGGTGAAAGCAGTGGATCATCCGGAATTGGCTTTGTTTGGCAACAACGCAAACGGCAATGTGGAAATTGGTGGGCTGATGCTTTGCAAAGCCCCCAAGGAACGCGTTGAGGCTCGCGCTGAGTATTACAACAAGCAAGCTCAAGCCCAGATAGATTCAGTTGATAATCATTTCATGCGAAATAATGACCCTCGGATGCCCTTGTTTGCTGACCGCAAGTCAACAACAAGTCGCGGAACAGGATTTGGTTCTGGTTCTAAATAATTTATAGGAGTCTTTATGGCTTATCCAACGGTAGACGCCCCTTACGGGCTAAAACCTGTAAACCTAATAGGTGGACAGGTATTTGCAGGCGCAACCCGCCTGATGCAAATTGCAAGTGGTTATGCCACTAGCATTTTCTATGGTGACTTGGTAAAACGTATTACTGATGGAACTATCGAAAAGGACACTGGCACAACAACTGCCACTCCTTGCGGTGTGTTCTTGGGTGTTCAGTTTACCAATGGTTCAACTGGTCAAGTCCAGCAACAGCAATTCTATCCAGCGAGCCAGTCTATCAAGTCTGGAACGCAGATTTTTGCTGTAGTCGCTGATGATCCTGACACGCTGTTCCAAGTAGTTTCTTGTTCTTCAGGCACAACCGTGGCTGGAATGGGCATTGCTGCTATTGGTAGTAACATTGCTTTGATTCAAAACTCTGGCTCTACCATTACTGGTAACTCCAAAGTGGCTATTGACGAAGGTACGCAAGATACGACCAATACGCTGCCTATCCGCATCATTGATGTGGTTCGTGATACAGCAACAGGCTCTGATACATTTGTTGAGTTTATCGTCAAGATAAATGCAACTATGCACCAGTACAACAACGCAACTGGCGTATAAGGAGCTAAATCATGGCTATTTCCCGCGCACAACTACTTAAAGAACTGCTCCCCGGCCTGAACGCTTTGTTCGGCTTGCAGTACGCTACTTACGGCGAAGAGCACAAAGAAATCTACGAAACAGAGAAATCTGAGCGTAGCTTTGAAGAAGAGACAAAACTGTCTGGCTTCTCTGCGGCTCCTTCAAGAACGAAGGTTCTGCCATTGCTTATGACAATGCGCAAGAAGCGTTCACGGCTCGCTACAACCACGAAACCATCGCCTTGGGTTTCTCAATCACTGAAGAAGCGGTTGAAGATAACTTGTACGACAGCTTGTCTGCTCGCTACACCAAGGGTCTGGCTCGTGCTATGGCTTACACCAAGCAGGTTAAAGCTGCATCCGTTTTAAACAACGGCTTCACAGGTGGTGTTTATGCTGGTGGTGATGGTGTTGCTCTGTTCTCTACAGCGCACCCACTGGTGTCTGGTGGTACTAACAGCAATCGTCCTTCAACCAATTCTGACTTGAATGAAACATCGTTGGAAAACGCTGTTATTCAAATCGCTGCTTGGACTGATGAGCGTGGTCTGTTGATTGCCGCTAAACCTAGAAAATTGGTTGTGCCTCCAGCACTTCAGTTCGTTGCTACTCGTTTGCTCGAGACTAACCTCCGTGTTGGTACCGCTGACAACGACATCAACGCGTTGAAGAACAACGGTTCAATCCCTGAAGGTTATACAATTAACCACTACCTGACCGACACAAACGCTTGGTTCTTGTGCACAGACGTTCCTAACGGCCTGAAGCACTTTGAACGTATGGCTTTGTCTACGTCTATGGATGGTGACTTTGATACAGGTAACGTTCGTTACAAGGCCCGTGAGCGTTACAGCTTCGGCTTCAGCGATCCATTGGGCGTCTTTGGCTCCCCCGGTTCGACCTAATAAAACAGCC